CGATGATCCATCAAGCGTACAGGTATTAGTACCAAAACCTGTTGAATCATTAGCAATCTGTACGCCATCATAAAATATTTTTACTCTGTCTGCTTGAGTGCTTTCTCCTTGATTTATAATAACAACTATATTGTGCCAAGCAGAAGTATCTTTAAATGCTCTGGTTGTAATTCTCTGAAGAATGGTGGCACCACCGTTGTTAATTGTAAAATCAAGTTGATCGCTTGTATTGTAATAAATACTAAAATAATTATTACCATCTACTTGAACGGTTAAAGGACGAGCATTTATTCCTAAGTTGCCTCTCTTTGTCCACAGACTAAAAGCAGCCACTGTAGCAGAAGTTCTAGTTGCAGAAGAGTTTAGTGTGAGTGATCTGCTATCTCCATCCTCAAACATTACCGAATTTGTTACAGTATACGCATCAGTGAACGGAACAAAGTCACCTACTCTTTGACCAGTGCCATTGCCTTCGTAAAGAGTAGCATCAAAGTAATCTATTCCTTGATAGTCTGGTGCAGTTAAACTACTCGAAGCAAGACACTGAAAACCAGTGGGTACAGTATATTTAAAATCACCTACACCATTAGCATCAGTGTTATTACCAGCAGTCGTTTCACCACCAAACGTACTGTCTTGACCAAAATTTACAAAATAATCTTCTGATGCACTTGTAGACAATCCGAATACATATTCTGTATCTGCTTGTATAGTTGTTGACGCACCCGTGCCATTTGCTGGATCACCACTATTAAAAAACGTACCGTTTACACCCCAGTATAGTTTATTATTATCAAGGTCTACCGCCATCATAACTATATCACCAGCCGCTATATTACTGGTGTATCCACTTATAGATGTTACGCTGCCATTTGTATAAAAACCATTTGTTGCAGTATATAACGCATATCCTAAACCATAGGTAGATGTTGAGTTACCTATGTAGTTTGCCCAGTTTTTTGATGTAGTGCTTTCTTCATGTATACCAGCGATAAATCCATTTGAACCAGTCTCAGTATGCATTCTGACTTCGTAGTAGTACTTACCAGAACTACCCATTGATTTAGTTGCAAAAACAGAATCCCAACTAGATACGCCAACAGCTAGTCTGTTTCCAAAACTTAAAGAACCAACAAGAGTAGCATCACCATTTAAAGCGTTTAACACTGGAAATTGTAAACTAGGTGTATGTACAGTTTGATTAGCTGCTGCCATACTTGTAGGAGTGAAATCATTATTATTGCTGCTAATATCATTACCAAGATCAGAACTATCTCCAAAATCTAAACAGAATGAATTACCACCAGCAGCAGATGCTAATGCGGCAATGTCGCTATCTTTCTTTGGAATAAACTGTGAACCATTAGTTCCAAATGTATATGTATCTAAAAAATCACTAACAGTAAAGTCACCTTGTTGAATAGACTTACTTTCTATCATACAGGCTTGAGTAACATAACCTTTGTGAAAATAAAAATTAGAAACACCATTATTATAGTTTCCAATTCTCATATTTTCTGATGATGTCATCTCACCAGAAATGCCGGGTATGTTAGAATCTTGTGACGGATAAGCAGCAGATGAGAAAGATGTAATCTGCTCACCATTGATATAGACTTTTGATCTATCAGATGACACAGCTTGTGATGTGTCAATGCTCACCAAAATGTGGTACCACCCAATATCTCTAAAAACAGCATTTGTGGTAAGATTAGCTGTCCCATTCAAATATAACTGAAATGTATCACCAGACATAAATTGAATAATAAACCCTTCACCATTTTCCAAACCTGCAAAGATTGCTTGTTGACTGGAAAATTTATTTCTCTGCACCCAGAAAGATAAAGTAACTTCTTTGCGGTTAGAAAAATCACTACCGTTTTGCCTGTTTAAAAAATCAGCAGAACCATCCAACCAAATTGAATTACCAATCAGAGTAGAGTCAAATGTGGCTGCACCACTAGACGCCATAAAGAATGATGCGGGAGATGTTACCATTTAAGCAAAAGCCTTCTGTGGAGCACCAAGCTGAATACTACCGGAAGCCTTTACAAAGTAAGGAACAACGTCAACTGCACTTGCATCTGTGCTCAAAGTTATCCCGGCACCACCAGCCGTCTCATAATCAGTTCCAAGGCTGAGAGTGCGAGAGCCAGTTCCATCTTGGATGAAAACCATAATACCAGACTGACCGACAGCTTCCGTTGATGGATTGTCAAGCGTCACATTACCTGTAAGTGTCAAAACAAAATTTTGACTGGCTTGGAAATCCAACGTCACATTTCCAGAGTTAGACGTATCAGTGAGAGTAGCGCCAACGGCAGACTTACTAAAAGTGACCGTCTGGTTTTGATCGATGGTAATTGCTGGGGTAGTGCCAACTGTAGAACCAGAACCAACTAGCAAGCTGTCTGCGCTATCGTCTAGGCCAATGTAATAATCCTGAGCATTACCATCGAATACAACCTTTGTATCCACTTCTGCCCCATCTCCAACGGTAACAGAATCATCATCAAGCGTTAAGATAGAGTTGGTGCCAACAGTCGATCCCACACCCACCACAAGTTTATCAGCACTGTCATCTAGACCCATGTAGAAGTCTTTAGCATTGCCATCGTAAACAAGCTTTGTGTCTTCTTCGCCACCATCTCCAATGGTTAGGCTGGGAGTGGTCCCCTTCAAACTCATCGTTTGTGCTACGATGTCTCCAGTCGTGCTGGATGCAGCTTGACCTACACCAATACTCTCAGCGAACTTAATATCTAAATTTTCGTCAATTTCTACTGCTGGCGTTGTTCCAACAGCAGAACCCTTACCAATAACCAAATCGTCTGCGCTATCGTCCAGTCCGATATAAAAATCTTGAGCATTACCATCAAACACTATTTTTGTGTCTTCTTCCGCACCGCTACCCACGGTGACACTGGCACCAGTCGTAAAACTACCAGTCACTGACAGGTCAGTGAATACATCAAGAACCGCCGCACCAGAGCCAGCACCGTCTGTGACAACAGCCTTAACCCCACCATTTGGAATAGTAACAGTAGCGCCTGAACCCTGTTTGATTGTTATCGATTGACTACCAGTGGTCGCATTCTCAATAACCCATATCTTCGATACGGTATTAGGAGCTAAAGTTACCTCTCTGGTTGCCGACAGGCTGGTAGAAGTTATCTTTAAATAAAATGACCGTGCTTCATCCGTAGAACCATCAGCAAGAGTAATCGTTGCATTAGCATCAGAACCAAGGTTTTCTGTTCCCATACTAAAAGCTTCACCGATCAACTCAAGATTGGTATTAGTTTTAGTACCCCAAGTTCCAGAATTTTCCCCCGTCGCCATTTCTTCTAGACGAAGGTCATTTACGAATGTACTAGCCATTTAACTCTCCTAAGCTGTTTGAAGTTAAATTTAACCTCAACTAGGCAGCTATCCTTTGGTAATTAGCATTTTGATTTGGCCCAACCTCACTCCAAACATTAATCTGTGACGTTTGCCCAGTAGCAGAGACACCCGTCACCGAAACAGTAATCGGCAGCGCAATTATTGTGCCGCCATCAACTTGACCAGTACCCGACAAACCAGTGACAGCAACGCCTACGCCTTCACCAATAATGACGCTGCCTACACCACCCGTGCCAGCAACACCTGTGACTTCAACAGGGGCCGGGGCATTCCAAGCGCCACTTCCCCAACTACCTCTACCCCATCCCGTTAAAGACATGCCCTACACCTATGCTATTCTAATAATAGCATTTGACGCATCAGCAGCAGGGAACTGAACCGTAAAATCTCCAGACGAACTACTTTTGTCAGAACCAAAATCTAAAACAACGACACTTGGGTCTCCGCTTGCGGAGTCATTGTATATCAAAGCGCCGCGAGCAGTTATGGTAGACGAGCTAAATGTGAGATCAGCAAAATCAGTAAAGCCCGTTGTGCTACTAGTCGTGGGATCGATTCTCGTCAGGGTGCCGCCACCCGCGCTATAACCAGTTCCACTAACTTCATTACTCGTCGTATACGCCGTCGTAGCAGCCGTAAAACTTGCCGAATTGGTATACAAAGCAAGCTTAAAGGTGCTACCCCCACTGTTCTTAAAATTATGTACACCCTCCAGAAGCTCTTTCTTAAAAGAGGTACACATAAAATTCCCGCTAAAAGCCATTATACTCTCCTCAAGAGATTCGCGAGATCATCGTAACCACCAGAAGAAGCAACATGAACGCAACGATCTCGCTCTGCCCTCATAGCTTCTTTAATATATCCCAAAATTAAATTTTCTACACGAACTTTAAACACTATAGCCTGATCCCGTATCTCAGGAGGGGCGTCATTAGATACATGCACTAGCTTACGACAGCACAAATCAGCAATTTGTTCAGCAGACAAACCACCGTCTGAACTTGTTTGAACAAATACTGACCGAACTTCCCCGGTAGATAATGAGTCAGAAATCATGCTGTTCGCCTCATGGTATTGCGATAAGAGTCCATATTAACATCGGCAGCACCATATCTTTGTAGCGATTGCAGTGCAGCGGTATAACGATTGTTATACATCGTCATGATGTCAGCTTCACCCTTTAGATATGTATAAGCTTCTACCAACGTGGCGTACAACAATGCAGCCTCAGCATTGTCACCAAACCAACTATTGGCATTTGTAGACGAAAGCGTATCTGGCTGGAACTTGTAATGAAGCTCAACAGAGTAGTTTTGATCTGGAGCGGGGCCTACGATAAAAAACTCTTCATCAAAGTTACCGTAGTGAGTAGGAAGACCCGTATCATCAGCATCAGGGAATGCTTCGCGTATAAAAGAAACATCTTTGGGCAGTAAATATTTGTATACATTTCCGGTTTGAATAACCGCCAACGAGTACACCTTAAACAGATCACTGGGTTTCTGTAGATATGTATTGCTCGTTGTCATAGTGCCTGTGACGTTCTTGTGAAAGTCAGGCACATCAATATCAAAAAACAGACGATTTTCAGCCTGTGCAATGAAAGTGTCTATATTTGTGACAAAGGAAGTTTCACTACTTTGCGTGTAATCTTGAATAGCCGTTTTAAGTTCAGTGTAATTCATGACGGAACCTCAATTTGGCAATTCAGAATAACCATTGAAATCATTTAGCTGTAAGAGCAAAGAGACATATTTTCCAAACCACATAGCATGATCAAGATCAGACATACCCGAAAACTCTACGACAACCTTTGCGTTTTCTTCATTAGCACCGTCAACGCTCACAAAGTAAAAAATATCTTTGTCAGCAGCAGCTTTTTGCATCAATGATATGTCTTCACTAAATACAGACATCATACTGACACCGTTACATTCCCGACAGCGCCGGTAGCTTGTAAGCTCTCTTCAGTCGAAAACCCATAAGCCTGAGATAAAATATTTCTATCTCCAACCGGGTTCCAATTGGCAGATGCATTTGAAGAAGAATCAAGCCTGTTATCTGGACGAGCGCCCCTCAATGCTTGAAAGTCGTCAACAGGAAACCTGCCTAAAAAATTTTGAGGGTGATCCGGGTCCAACATATCACGACCCACACGCAATCCGGTATTTTTGCCGTCTTGCACTTCATACACCAAGTCCTTCAACTTGTACGTGAAGCCACTACGATCACATATACCCAGAGCATACTTACCAGAAGCGTAAGACATTATATGTTATACCCTCCCGGTGTAATTCTAATACCTGCCTTCACACGATCCTCACCAGCAGCAAAGTCAAACTGCTCATCATAAATCTGTTTAAGACCTGATGTCCTTTCTTGAGTTTCGGGATTTTTCATAGAAACATAATAAGCAAGACCAGCGGTTAATGCTGGGAGCCAACGCTCAGGAGCGTCATAGTTGTTCGTCCCCTTTGTACCTACATCTTGAATTCTCTTAATTCTAAGAAAGGCCAAAGTATATGTCTCTGTGCTATCCGGGACCGGCCACAAGGTAAATTGTGGTGAATTTGTCCTTTGGATATAAATCTGCAACGGTTTCCCAGAGGTAAGCTTATTGGGAATGTTAGCAAATGTTGACGGGCTAATCCTTGTTAGATTTGAATCTGACTGATTGCTTGTACTACCGGCATTAGTTCTAATGTGGTGCTCAATAAAATCAATCGTACCCGCAGGAAAACTGTAGGTGGCGGTTCCAGCGGTCAGGGCAAGAGTTCCTTCTTCGATAGTCCAAAGATTTACACCGCGATTGATCCACTCAAGAGACATAAGATCAAGACTGCGACGAGCCGTCTTTAGCTCGTAACCGCCACGCATCTCCATGCCAGCCCTCTCGTAGGCTTCCTCGCAGATATCTAGGATATCTAAAGTAAAATCTGATGTACCGCTGGTCGCCATCTAATCACTTCTTCTTCATTTTGCTGCCGCCGCGCATCATCATTTTCTTCATGCCACCGCGAGCCATAACCTTCTTTTTACCGTTGCCGTTCTTTTTCATGCCGCCACGCGCCATGACTTTCTTCATCGGTTTTTTGGCTTTTTTCTTAGCCATCATTTTCTTACCCATTGCCATCGCAAGCTCTCCTTCTATCTAAAACCAAGGTTTGATAAAGATGATCTGAGAAATGATTATAATACCCAATCCCTTCTAGCGCTACACTTGCTTTATTTAGTGCAGACAGAGACTGAATAAAAACCATCATGTAATCATCAAGGGACGATTCCCATTCATTGTCAGTTAAAAACTCCTCACTATCCTCTGACGGCGGATAATCAGGGTGAAACAACATCAAGTGAATATCTTTTTTGACATTGTGCTTGTTCCACAACGTAGTCCAGCGCTCCCACAAATTTTGACGACCAAGGTTAAAATTAACCCATATCAATATGTCTGTAGTAACTGGATCGTATAGAGATATCGCCTCTTTCAAGTCTAAAACGTCTTCCCCTACAAGAGTTTGCACTCGGCCATCAGACCAAGATTTTTTTGCGTAGGGACAGGCTGGAAGCCCAGAGAGGTGCGGATTTGGTATCTCTAGCACAGAACTAGACCAATCCCTCAACTCTTCTCTAATGACGTTATTAGACACATTCACTTCTTTTTACGCCTACTAGATGGTTTAGACTTTTTTAGTTTTTTAAAGTCTGCTCCGGTAATTTTATTTCTTGGGGGAGCAACTCTAGCAATCTTTTTTTGCTTTGAACTGAGTTTTTTTGCTGGCATTTTTTTACCACCCTTCAACTGACTGCCCATTTGACTTCTGGATATGGACATTACTTACGATGCCTTGCCGTCTTCTTGGCTATTCTCTTGGGCTGCTTTACGTGCTGTTTTCCGGCAGCAGTCCCCCGGCGCTTTGCTCGCGTGGTCGCTGCATACTCCTGAGGGGATAGAGATTTGATGGCCTTCTCCGGCAAGTATCTTTCCCCCGTTTTCCCGGAGGGTTTCCCAGACTTTGTTCTCCATTTTTGCTTTGTCCACTTCGTCAGACTTTTTTGAGATTTACGTTTAGGCATTAGTCTCTGTACCCACCACCAGCCTTTTTATAAGCGCTCGCTAACATTTGAGCTTTTCGAGCACTCCACTGACCCGGCTTTCCACCCTTACCGCCTGATTTTATTCTGCTAAATAAACGCTTACGCATAGCGGGCTTTGTATAATTACCCGCCTCATTCACCCTACTTTTAGATTTTCTAGCAGAAGGTTTCTTTTTTGCAGTCGTTTTTTTTCTAGCAGCCATCAACATCTCCATCTACGCCTTGCTTGGCGCAATCTACTATTTGGGTTTTTTGCAGCTTTGGGGAACTTTTTCATCTGGCCCTTACTACGAGCACAGAAGGATTTGCGACGAGCAGCCCTAGATTTTGACTTAGGCTTCTTTTCGGTGACAGCAGTTTTAAGTTTACTACCCGGATTTTGGCGACGGTACTTAGCCACTCCCTTGGCTGTCATGCCAGCGCCAGATTTAGTAGGGCGCTTATGACCACCCTTGATGGTCATACCTTTCATGCCAGTTCCGCGTTTTTTCCGTGCCGCCATGACAACCCTACATTTTACATCGACCCGTTAAGATGCGTAGTATTTCACCGCACGAATTACTATGGTGTAAGAATCCCCAGACGCCTCTGAGCCTAACGTAGACAACAGAATATCGCCCGTGGCATTCGTGCCATACATCTTCAAACCGCCAACGCTAGAAAAATCTTGATACGTCCAGTCTGGACCCAAACTAAACGCCACAACGTCTGTGTCCGCATCATAAAAAAGTTGAACCCCGTCAAAACCATGAACAGAACCCCAAATTTCTTCTATGCGAATCTCATTGCAAGCTTTACCTGTAGCGCTAGAATTTAGAGCCGATACATCAATTTTGGTTACTTTACTCTCACCAGTGCCATCAGAAAGATTTGTCAACTGAACGACAAGCTGCCGCTCTCCATCCTCAACAGTAGTTACATTTACAGCATCTGCCATATCAACCCCCTAAGGGGGGAGGGGTCTCCCCCTCACCCTGTCTTATCGCTCGACTGCACAAATAATGAAGTCGATGGTCATGGTTTTTGCAACTGCCTCTCCATTCTGAATGCCAAATGCAATCGTGAGTTCCTCATCGTCAGGAACATTCGTGAGAGTGGATTGCTCGCCAACCTTAACGTCATCCATGAATATGGAGAAAGAACTCGTATTGGGATCATACGCAAACGCAACAGTAATGAACGTATCGTCCGCAAGAGTTCCAATTGCAGCGTTAGACGTAGCGGAATTGTCTTTCTCAATATGAAAGTCGATGTTGGTATCGCCATCGTCTTTCTGGAAGAAAATCCCGTCAGTCGTATCAAGAGGGGTTGTGTCAGTAATCGTAAGGCCCATGACAACATCTGACTGGGTTGCGTCACTGACTTTGAACTTCGCCTTGAAGAACATGCGCTTCGTGGAGACAAACTTAAAAGCCTCGCCCTTCAAATTGAAGAAGTCGAGATCATTGTCACCAGCAGCGTTTGTGATCAAAAGAGCACCACCGGCTTGAGAAGTAACAGCCTCAGTGGCGCTACCAGTACCAGCCTCAGTGGTGGTGATTGTCCACTCATCTGCGTGATAAGTGAAGAAATCGTTGGAATAGGTGTAGTACTTGAACGGGTCCAAATACGGGTAATCATAAAGTGGGTTACCCACAGTTTGGTTAGAAACACCATTCGTAAAGTGTGTGGTTGCCATAACAGTTCCTCCTTAGAACCAACGCATACGCGCCATTACGACAATTAAAGGGATGAGGGGGAAACCCTGCAAGGTCTCCCCCTCATTGGGACTAGGAAGCTCCGGGGGAACCGAAGATTCCAAGGGGATCAGAAACACCGAACGAATAACGCTCACGCGCTTTGTAGCGCACGTTACCCGTTTGGAAATCACCATCCATCGCAGTCGTCATCGGAGCACGCTCAAAGTGCTTCATGCCATTCGGCACATCGGTGCGAATGAAGAAAGCATTTGTATCCGTGAGATAATGATTGACCGCGTAACCTTCAGGGATCGTACCGTTGGTCATGATGGCGTTGACATCATTGTCAGCGGTTCCAACCCGAAGCTCAGATTCGAGAATTCGAGTTGCAACGAACATCAAGTCCGGTGGGACAATCAGCTTACGGGGACGAGCCGCAATCAGAAGGCCACGTTGATCCGTCCACTTTGAGATTTGAATAACAGCAGCCTCAAGCGAGGTCTCATTCAAATCAGTCGCCGTGGCAGGACGGTTTGAGTTAGTGCCGCCACTGACCAGCGGGTGGGCAGTGCTGAACAGCGTAACACCATCACCAGATTGGAAAGTGTCAAAACCGTTGTTCAAAGGCGTGGCAGATTTCACCTGCTTCGTGTAAGCCATCGCACGGGCGAGAGCTTTTGTATAACGAGCACTGAGAGAATCATAGAGGTTGTCCTCCATAGCTTCTTCCGTGATCGAAAAACCCATCGCAACCGTTTCGTGGTTATAACGAGCAGTGAAAGATTCCTGCGCGACATCATACGAGATCGACGCACCTTCATTCTTAACAGGTGCGGCGTCGAACCCTGAGAGAGCTACTTCCTCTTCAAAGCTACGCTCCGAAGATTCTGACTCATAAACCTCAGTATGTTCGTCTTCGTACTTTTCGTACTCCAGACCGAAGAGAGCATTCAACCCCGGCAGGAGTTCTTTAAGCATTTGTGCTCTTGAGATAGCCATTGCTCAGACCTCCTAGATACCAGTGGTATCTTGATATTGGTGAGAAGCACAACTGTCACCAGTCGCGTCACCACCAGAGTTGAACTTACAGATGACATCAGTGAAGCTGTCACCAACCGAAGAATTCGGACCATCTACGAAATCAATGATACGAACCGGAAGAGTTTTCGTGGTAGCGATTGTACTCGCATCGATAGCATTCTTACTCGTTCCGATTGTCGTAGAACCAGCCGTCTGAACCACAGCCACATTGTTGCCAAGAGCGGTTTGAGCCAGAGAGGCATCGCCCTGAGCTTGGAAAACCACATTCGGGTCATCCACAACATAAGCCATAATATCATCCGCTGCCGTAGAAGCGGGATACGTTTGGTTAAAGGTTAGTTGGTTAGTGTTTGGATCGGTGTATTTACACCCAACAAAAATTCCACAGGGCGTCATCGTTGTGGTACCGGCATCCTTTTCAACCGTACCTGTGTTAACGATTTTTACGACATCCCCATAAAAAATGGCTGTTCCGTAATTGTTGGCAATCTTAATGTGACGAATCGCATCAGACCAAGTTCCGCCGCCAAGAAGACCAACAGGACGGAAACCATAAGGCGCAGCAGTCGTTGCCATTGCCTAATCTCCTTCCAAGGACAAAGTTTAAACCAAGGAGATTAACCCGGCTTCACACCACTACCAAATTGAACCCTAGTTGTGGATTCATTCAGCTTAGGCATTCGCGGATCGTTCTCCCGCATGAAGTTATTATCAACAGACTCAACCTGCCTAGCCGCTGCATTCGCATAATATTCATTACGCGCTTCTACATTTTCGACGGTAGTCTTGCAAAGAAGAAGACCCCCAACTTCGATGTTCCCTTCCCACTTCGTGCCGTGGTCAGATTGAAGCATCAACTCTGGATGATCCTCAGCCCTTACAGGCTCCCATCCTTCCCGGAAACGCTTGGATGCATTCACATTGTCTGCGTTACCAAGAGTAGAAGTCCTAATCCACCGAAAGACATAACCATCTTGCGGGGTTGGATCAGGAAGAACTTGCGGCGGTTCCCATGCTTTTGTACGCACCTGTTGCTCACGGGTATCCGTCTGTCTCGGTTTGCGCTCTGATCCTCTTACGTCAGCCATTACTCATCTCCTTCACAAGCTGTGCCGCGTACTGTTGAGGCGATAACCCAAGTTTCTTGGCGAGAGAAACCTGAGTGCTAGTCAACTCCACTTTGCGCGGTGTACGCCCCGTCCCCCTTTTGGACGGTGCTACCACCGGAGTTCTTCGGGAAGTCGGAGCCTCACTAGCTTGTTCTTGGCCTTCTCCGAAGAATTCAGAAAACTGCTTCTGTAATGCAGTATCTATATTCTCATAATAGCTTGGATTGTTTCTTGGGTCTACCCCTTGTTTTACAAGTTTTTCATGTAGACCTACAGCATACCCAGTCATCTCTTCATAACCCGGCTGCTGAAACCAAGAGTTTCTTTTCAGCCAGTCAACTGCCATAGGGTCAGGTGGTGGTATATCTGGTTGCTGTTGTTGAACTGGTTGTTGCTGAGGGGCAGCTTGCTGCTCAAAGCTATCGCTTTCGGCGGAAAATCTCGTCTTCTCTGCATACAGACGGCTCAAATCCTCTTGAGCGCTAACGACCGAATCTGTATCGCCATTTTCGTATGCTTCTTTATAACGGCGTTTTACAGACTCAATCTCAGTATCAGTCTTAGCAGCCACCTGATCATACAGAAGACGCCTTAACTCAGCCGATTGATTACGCAAATCTTCGTTTTGAGATTGTATTGACTGAGCATAATTTACAGCTTCAGTGTTTTCTCTTTGAAAGCGTTCTTTCTCTCTACGCTCTTCGTTGTAATCATACCGAAGTTTGTTGATCCTTTTTTGGATACGCTTGCTGAATTGCGTTTCATCCAAATCTTCATCTTCGCCTTCAGCATCATCAACGTCATCAGCCTGTTTAGCTCTACCACGATCTTCCTCTGGCGTATCATCTACAATACTTACCTCGAAAGCGTCCGGGTCAGGAACATCTTCTTCCTGCACTGAATCTTCCGCTTCTTGAACGGCACCTTCTTCAATCATACTCTTTTAATCCCCCGTGGGTCTTCCACTATTGCTTCCACAGAATCATCATTGATGATGCGAAACTCTTGACCATGCACCTCTATTCTAGTGCCAGTATAAGATCGCATAACAATCCAATCGCCCTCCTTACACCAAGCCCCACTAGGGAACCGCTCCTGATCTGTGTAAGCATCAGGTCCAATTTTTAAGATCATTCCTGTAATACTAGCCGCCTCTTCCCTGCGACGAGTATCTTCTGGTAGCAGAATACCACCTTCCGTTTTTTCTTCTTTTAGGGGAATTGCTATTAGCAATTTATATCCCACTGGATCAGGAAGAGCCTTTGCCTTCCTAGCATCATCCAACGGGACAACATTTTCTTCAGTCATCCTCTTCTCCTTTACGCAAAGCCTCAAAGAGATCGATAAGCTCTCTTTCGGCCAATGCAAGGCCCTGAATAACTCCAACAGCCTTGTTATACTCTTCAAAGCTACTCGCACCACCAGTAGCCAAGAAGTCAGCCTTCTCATTCATGTACGTCCTGAGGTTCTTTTGGAATACCTCATAGACGTTTTCCGTTATAGGCACACATCACCTTCAGGTTATTTTTAACCTGAATTATTTCTATTACCATTATTGGGGTTCATCAAGCTTTTTCCAACATCTGATAATATCTTTGCAGTGTCCATAACGCCTCTACGCTGAACGTCTTCTTTCTTCTGTTCAGCCTCTAATGCGTCTTTAGCTATCTCGACGCCCAACCTAGCGCCTTCCATACGTTCTTGAGACTTGATCCTAAGGAGTTCAGTCTCCTGACGCATTTGAGCTTCTTTCAAATCCTTGATCATTCGCGCAGTGTCAGTCTGAGCCTTGCGCTCAAGGTCTGCTGCTTCAAGCTGAAGCTCTTGCTGTTGCATTTGTATGACAGGGTCTTGTGCTTTCTCCATTGCTTTCTTCTGCTGCTCTTCCATCACATCTTTGCGGAACAGCCTGTCAGAAGCTTCTGCGACAAGGCGAGACAGTTTAACCTCAACATCTTCAGGGAGCGGTTCACCCTCAGGTGGTAGCTCAACCCCCATCTGCTTCTCTATCTCGCGTCTATATAAAAAGCCCAGATGCTCCTGTATATGTGCTGCCATAGCAGCTTGTATGTTGCCAGCCATTGGGCTTTGACTTACCAGATTGGTTATCTTGGGGTCTTGTATCGCGTTCATGTGTACTTGTATGTGAGCTTCATGATCTTGATACGAGAACGCCTTGAGAGGCTTACCATTCAGAACATCCATGTTTTCTGACACAGGATCACGCGGCTTCTTCTCTTTGGTAAGCGGAATAATTGTGTCCGCATCTCGAATACCCAGAACATCCAACATCTGCCTGTGCAGTTCTGGCATGTCGTACATTTGCGGGGCTTGTTGAGCGAGTTGCAATGCAGCTTGATATTGCATGATACGCTGGCTCATCGTAGACGAGTTTGGATCGCTGACCGGGATAACATCAATACGATTGTCAAAGTCCTCAGCTTTTACGGCGTCATCCTCTGCCTCATACTCGTAATCTGTATCTGCGCCATAGTCATGCACCAGATCAGAGATCAATACGAACTCACGCTTCATTGAGGCGTGCAATCGCGCCTGTATTGCGGTCATAACCTTCATTGACCGCTCAATCAAAGCCAGAGTTGTACCCACAGGGGCGTCTTGCTTCATGTCAGCAAGCTTGAGATCAGTCAAAGAGGCAAACCTGCGTCCTTCCTCTACAAGCTCACCAAGCATTTGATGCAAAACATTGCTGGGTTCTTTGTATGGCAAGAACGTAATGTTGTCTCTAATGGCACCACCGGGAACATCAACGTCTCTAAACTCACCCGGCATGATCGGGCTGTCATCACCCTTGATTCGGAGACCGCGAGACTTCAAACCACCCGGAAGATTGGACAAGGTACCAGCATCAACTAGCTGCCTTAGGATTGAAGTAGCGCTTTTTGCGATACCACCAATCAAATGTATCAAACCAAACCCATAGAACCCTAAACCCGGCATATATTGGTAATGCACGAAGTGCATACGCTTCATTTTAGACTTATCGTCCTCGTACCAGTTGCGGCGTATGGACAAAACCTTGTTATTGGACTTCAAAATGGTGACAACATAGGGCAATGCTATCTCTGTAGGCTCTCCATTCTCGTTTTTGTCCTCAAATCCCTCTAAATCAAGGTCAACATGCATTTCTAGGACAATGTGACGGTTGTCATTGTCTCCAGATCGGCTCTCGCCCTCCATTTCGTCGTATTTTTCTTGAATATCGGTCTCATAATTGGGTGCGTTACCCAATTTTACGTCTTTATACAGGCCAGCAACCTGTAATTTTCTAATTTCATTAGAAGATTTACGCATAATATGCGTATATCGCTCTGCTGACTGCAAATCAGAGCTTCCATAGCTCACAACAAAGTCTTCGGCGGGTACAAAAGTCGTACAAATTCGGTCCATATTTGAATCAAAGTACACTTTTTTGAATGCAGACCCGGCCAAAGGCAAACTAAATAACAATTGTTCCATCTCAGGACGGTACTCAGTCATTTTTTCCGTCAAAAGATAGTTCATATAGTCTTGAACGCGAGTGGCCTGTTCCTGTTTGTCGTCTGACATCTTACCAAGAACCTTAGTCTTGACGGGACCAGACGCAGGAAACACTTCCATGATGGCCTGTGACTGAAAACGAACAACTGCCTCTGTCAAAATAGGATGGTATACACCACAAGCACCCGGCCAAGGCGTAGTTCTGTCTTCTGCCTTCAGGCCCAACAAGTCCAAACCCTTTACATAGGCATCCGCCCAATCAGAACGTGAATTCTGATCCATCTCAAAATCACCACTAAGCTCTGATGCTAGAGCGTGCAGGTCTTGGTCATCCATGATTTCTGCCAAGTTTGCATCATGGCTATCTTGAGACAAAACGTCATCTTCAGGATTGAAATCAATAACAACGCCGCCGTCTTCTGTTGAGATTGCAACAGCCTCAGGATTTACAACAGCCACCTGAACCTCTTGCGCTGGACCATCTGGGTCCATCAATTCTATTTCGCTCTCTTCAAGACGTTTTTCTACAGCCATCAGTATTTCCTTTAAGATGCTTAGTTCAGACTAGCATATTTTTTCCGCAAGAATGTTAAAAATTCTACACCACTATCGACATCGTGAAAAACATTGATCATGCCCGGATCATTTTGATCTCTCTCAGGATCAATAATCGTTAAGACTGCTGGTGATATATTTTGATCGGGCAATCCCAATGATGTCGCATAGTCATCATGTATTTTGTATGATGCCACTCTCAATGCGTGAGATATAACACCGCTCAAAGGGTTCTTTAAGATTTGATATCCCGTTATGTGCCTATGACCAGCTATAACGATATGGTCTGTCACACCCCTTTGTATTGCTTTTGCGGGGCCGTGCGCCGGGTTGTATTGAGAATGACCGGGCCAATCATGACGCGCATTGACGATTACCGAATTGCCATTAGGGAACTGCAACTCAATTCTAGCGCCGTGTGATTTGTACACACCCATTTGGTTTCTGACCATCCACTGGATTGGGTCACCGTTTCCAACCCACATATCATGATTTCCACCGATAATGTATAACCAGTCAACACTGGTCATCAGCCATTCAACCAACCGCCAAGTTTCTGCCTCAGTAGTTGACTGATAGGCGTGTAGACGAGCGAGCCGTCCAACCCAGTGGTTTGCCATATCGCCAACATTAGCACCGAACAAACCCTCCGTAGAATTAATAAGATCAATGTGCTTTTCTAACAAACTGATATTAGTTCCGGGATCATCAACATGGTTGTCTCCCATGTGAAGAATACCAATTGGCCCATCAATTTTCACCTTACAGGGTATTAGGGCGTTTGTCTTTGAGGCTTTGTCTCGCCTCTTAAATTCTTTTCTCCTGCGCTCTATAATATCATCAACGTCGGCTATATCGTCGCCAATATCCTTTCTTTCTATGGCGAACGGAACGTCACTACCTATTTTCTCCATCAGTTCTTTTCTTCGCCTGAGGATATATCGAAACTTTCCAAGACCTATGCCTAGCTCTCTGGCAAAGTTAGACGCACTAGAATCGCTTGCCATGAAGGCTTGATAGACCTCATCACACTCTTCTAGAGAATATGCATCTCTTCTAGACGTAACGCGATTATTTCTTTGAAGCTTGTCATTAATCGCCATCAGTAATACTCCGCTTTTGCACGGGGAATAAAGTCCTCGTCATCATCTGACGACATCCTTATGAAGCCACCCTGCCTAAAGCGAAGTAATGCCTGAGTGCTACTGTCTACCAAGTCATCGTGCTCCCCGACAGGGAACGATGCAAATTCCTCCATGACCTCTTCTGCCCAAGAGGTTTGGGGCGTCCACACAACCCCGGATGCAAAGAGATCACTAACGGCATTTACGCGAGCTATTTTATCATTGCCTCTAGATGGTGTGAATTCCCCGATAGGCATACCCATCTGACGCAATTCAAATATAAGCGGCATTCCTGCTGCTTTGGCTTCCACGATACAGGCATCTGGCTCCCACTCGTTATACGTTTTCATTGCGACACTCTTCAGTTCTGGGAACTCCATCCTGTCCTTGAATGCGTCCAGAAGAATTATGTTCGCGTTACCACCCTCATCTTCATCAGGGTAAAAAACACCCCAAGTCGTACACGCTGAATAGTCAGCGCGTTCAGTTTTGAGAAAAGCCGTATCCCAAGACTGAATTATGAACTCACATAGAGGAGGTTGCTTTTCCTCCCATTTGCGCCACCACTCTCTTTTGATGATCGCATTTTCTTCAGCAGTCGGGTCTTGTTGATATTGTGCAGACCATTTTGACGCTGGCAGTTCTGCCTTCAGCTTTTCCAACTCTGGTTTCGGCCAGAACTCAGGCCAGAGAGAATTACCAGACGGCAATATTGCGGGAAGTTGAATTACCTCCCATTCATCACTGCCATCCCTCTGTTGGGAAGCTTTTAATATTTGACCCGCCAAATCACGTTGATGCCACCGCGTCATCACGATAACGATAGCACCGCCCGGTTGCAGCCTCTGACGCGGACCTGACGTATACCACTCGTACACTGGATCGAAGACTGATCCGTCAGGAGATCGTGCTTCCTGTTCACTGTGCGGATCGTCAATGATCAGAAGATCAGCACCTTTACCAGTGACGGCACCACCCACACCGATAGCAAAGTATTCGCCGCCTTTGTTCGTGTTCCAACGTCCAGCAGCCTTTGAATCTGACCTTAGAGATACATCTTTAAACACAGCCTTGAAGTCGTCATCCCCCACAAGGTTTCGCACCTTACGACCGAAGCCAACAGCCAGTTCCGCAGTGTGAGCGGTCTGTATAACTTTCTTTTCGGGGAACCTACCGAGGAACCAAGCAGGTAGAAGATACGATGCAAACTCAGATTTTGTATGCCGTGGCGGCATGTTGATGATCAGTCTTTTGAGTTTACCATCACACACCTTTTCAAAAGCATCCGACATGATCTCATGATGAGAACCATGAATGAAGGCGGGCCACATTTCCTGCACAAACTTGAGGAAGCTAGTTTGAGACGCCTCTCTCTTTGTCGCTACATCTAAATCTTGTAGCAACTTCAATATCTCCTCCTGTTCCTCTACAGGAAGGGTGGCGACTTTATCCAGATAGTTTTGAAGCTGTGCGTCCATTCAACCCCGTTTCAATTAGGAAAAGAGCGCCGAAGCGCTCTCTTCCCGGTGCGTAAAGGGGAACTTGCGCGGGTATCGGTAGTCCCGGCACCGGACTCAAATAATGAGTACACAGTATTTATAATAAATAATACCTACAAAATCAATAACCTGTGTTTTGATCAAAAAGTGCGGAAGAAAGACATTGGTATTTCGTAAGCTGTCTCAACATCCATAGGGTCTTTTCTATCTACCCTGCCCCATGTCGTTTTGGTTACTTGACCCGACTGAATGTAAGAGTTCATGTCAGAGTACCAGTCTTCAAAAATCGCGTGACCTTCTTTTGTTATAGGGTAGTTCTCGTAATTCTTGGGGAAGTGAAAGGGATTATACACCATCATGGCTGTACATAAATCATTCCACTTCACTATTAGAACGGACACAATCTCATGCTTAAAAGACGTATTGATCAAATTATCGATTTTTCTTTTCGATATCTTGTAGCTGTCAAAATCGTCATGATTGTAGTTTCTGCATTTGATCTCAACGATTGCAACGGCAGGGCCTGATCCAAGGTCAGAGCCTACGTCGTCGCATGTCAACATGTAATCGTAGCAGGAGAAGTTGGGGGATTTTTTAAACCCAAATTCATTTTCTGGCGGCATGTATAAATTATTTTGCCCGTGCCAGAAATAAACCTCAGTATCCATAACGACAGCAAAGCTGTTCATCACAGACAGTTCGTTATCCAAGTCATGCTGTCTCTGGTAAGTCGGTCTCATGCCTCATGTCCTTCCATACCTTGATGGGGTAGATTGATCTAGAAGAAGCCTGATCTGTATGAAGCAATCCTTTCTTTGATAGAGTTTTCACAACGTAGAAAGCATGGGATACAGCTATCTCCTGATTTTCAGCAACCTCCCTATACGAGGGAGAGTACCTATGCATCTCCCAAAATTTCTCTACGAAATCCAGCACCTGCCGTTGTCTCTTCGTCAAACCAGTCATCCTCCAATTCTAAAATAAATATTGGCTTGCCCATCGTGAGCGCCCATTCTGTTTCTTTTTCGACACCGGGACTGTCCTGCCAGCCATCCAAAGCAAGAATTGCAAACACATCGCACTTCTTGAAAAACTCAAAATCCCTTCTCAGCCACCAAGCTGAATCATGACTGCCACACGTTTCATCAACTTGCATTCCGTAGACTATAGGCGAGAAGGCCCATATTCCCTTGTTGAGTAGCCATTCAGTCGTAATGGTTACCTGCCTAGCTCTTTCTCTCCAAACGTCCTCAGAGACGCCTGTATGGGGCTGGAAGGGCTTTTCTGATTTGAAGGGAGATGCCAGATACACCAAAGCGTCCCTGCATGAGGCAGCAAACACAAAAAACGTGGTGGTTTGGGATAAGTCTTTCTTCAGTTGTATTCTGGGGAAGTTCATAGTTCCACCAATTGGGGTACGCACTGAACATTCTTGATACCCTTCTCACCATCAAAAATCTTATAAGCGAAGAGAGTTATGGGGATGTAGTTTTCTTTTACGTGTTTTATGCAATCCTCCTTTGTCTCAAAAACAAGAGGCTCGTCGTGTTTGTTTTCTATCTGAACGGCGTTATGCCCATCAGCAGACATAGATGTCATGACAACAATAATTATCCACTTCATCTGCCCTGTCCTCTGTACCTCTTCCAGTTCTTCCGCTTGTGCTTGTTGATGGGACGACTAAACGCAGACCGACCAATTGAGGTCTTTTTGTTTTTTGTGAGATTAGCTTTGTGCTCAACCTTCTTAGCCAACGGATCAACCCCGAACAAATTCAGAACTGTACCCTTATACTAGTAGTACTAGTACTTAGTCTAGACTAAAAAATATAATTATAGGCTAGACTAGGACTAGACTAGAACTAGAATCTATGCTAGAACTAGCCTAGTTCAGTGATTGAGTCGAAGGTTCAGAGTTTTCCTCCCTGTGTAGATGATGCACAACCTAGCTAGGCCAGATGTACATTTCGAGTAAATCTGGTCTAGCTCTTTTTTAAAAAAACGATGGGCAGAAGATCAAATTTTGACCGGGCCGAAAGAGATTTTTATCCGACACCGCCCAAGGCAGTTATCCCTCTCGTACCGCATATAGCGGATATCACTCGTTACGAAGAACCATGTGCAGGTAATGGAGCACTGATAAGTATCTTAAAGGGATATGGTAAAGTCTGTAGTAGAGCGTCAGACATAGAACCACAGATACCCACAATCAAAACAGGTGATGCAACACACCAGCTATCGTGTATGGGAGAAGCATTCATCACAAATCCTCCGTGGTCTAGAGATATACTCCATAAAATCATAGTAAGACTATCTGGTATCGCACCAACCTACCTGTTGTTCGATGCAGCTTGGGCGCACACCAAGCAAAGCGCACCGTACATGCACCTATGCAAGAAGATCATTAGCGTAGGAAGGATCAAGTGGATCGAAAACTCACCATATGTGGGTAAAGAAGATTGTGCATGGTACCAATTCGATAAAAATTATACAGGCAATACTATATTCGTGGGCCAGAATGGTACCTAAATGGGGGTACCCCCCTAGCCATGAAAATGCTGTGATTATTTGTGTGAAATAGTGTGTATGCCCGGCACCCTCGCGCTGACAATTGCAGGGGGGTGGCCCCCGCACCCCCAGCCCCAGCCGATAGTGTGGCTACAAGGGGTGACCCGGTGGCCCGATTTTCCTGAGAGAACGGCAGCACCACCGCCGGGTTATTTTTAACCCGAGCGACCGAGCAGCGCGGTCAGCTTGTCCTGCAATTCGCGGCGTAGCTCGTCAGGCGAGCGGTCGCCGCTGTCGGTTTCAATGCGCTCGATGAACAAGCCCACATCGTGGGTCTTGCCGAGCAGCTCCAACGCCCGCACCCGAGCGCTGTCGCTCTCCGCGTTGACCGCCTCATGCTCAAGCCGCTCAAGAACGAGCCGCCGCCGGGAGAGTGCGGAGGCGGACGCAGCCCGCTCAATAGACGCATGATGGGCATGCAATCTCCGGCTGATCTCCGGGTGGGCCGCAAGTCGCCACGCCTCAGTATCGATTGCGCTGCGCTTCATCCCCTCGGCATTGTAGGCCGCGCAATACGCATCGTACTGCGACTGCCCTCTGATCAATCCCGCGAGGAATCGCTCCTGCTTTGCCGTTAGCTTGCGCTTCGCAGGTCTCGGCTTCTCAGCGTCCGCGCCCTTGCCACCCGCCAAAAGTGTTAATTTAGGCGCTTCGTCGTCCGAATTATTTTTGTCGTCGTCGCTCATATCCGCGTCTTTCAGGTTAAATATAACCCAACAAATGTACGTTTTCTGCGGGTTTCAGGCAATGTGCAAAAAAAAGCACTAAATGTGTAAAAAGTGGGTTTACATTGTGTTTCGAGTGTGGGATAAGATGGGCCAAGGCCGCTGAGGGGCCGGGGCGCAAAGTCCCAAACATCCCAGAAGGAAGACCCCCCAGAGGGGCAAGGGCCAACCAGACGAGCGCCCCGCAGACCCGGACATCTCTTGTAAATCGCCGGGCTGGTACAACAAACACCCGCCGACGCTGGCGTAGGAAACCAGAGGCGGGGAACACCGGGACGGTGGCGATGCCGCATTACCTTCAGCCTAGCAATTGAACGCGAGGGCGACACACGGTCGCCAACTTCACCGCCGCCCGGTCAACGTGTCCGGTGCTGACGCTGCACCGCTGATGAGCGCAATCCTGCGCCTTGGGCCAAGCATGGCCGAAACACACACACATGAGGTGATACCATGACACAGTCCCCTGCAGCTATTTTCTTCGACGCCGCCCACACCGAGTTCGTTCTCGGACAGACCAAAGAGGTTGAGATTGCGGACCTCCGCGAGAAGCTCAACCCTGAGACCAACAAGGTCTTCACAATTGCACATCTCGCAGTCGTCGCGAAGTCTTTTGGCCTTGACGAAAAGAACTTCAAGGGCCGCAAAGTCGTCGCTGGTCGCTTCCGCCAGATGATCATGGACATGGGCATGAAAGAAGCCAAGGCGAAACTCCTCGCGGAGAACGCCATAAAGTTTGCTCGCCACGCCGAATTCGGCAACGCCGTCGAGGCGGCTGACCGCCACAGCAATGTCGGCAACTTCACGCAAGAAATCTCGGCCACCTTCGACGCCCTTGAGATCACCACCCAATCCAAACTGGTGGCCTTGCTCAACCCCAAGGAAGAGCGGACCCCGGCTCAGGCCCTCGCAATCGCCGCCCTCAAGGCAGCGGGTGCGAAGGCTGGTGACATCACCGTGACGGGCAAGCGGGTATCGACTGGCACTGTCGCCGACGACGACGCCGCGCAGGTGCTACTCGACGCCGTCGCTTTGATCCTCCCCGGTGCGGCGGATGTCGCCGCGACCTTGGTGGACGCCATCAACAGCGCGGAGATGAAGGACGCCGCGTAATTCTTGACCCTGTCAGGTGCCACCCGAGTGGTGGCACCGCGTAGGCTCAAGTTAAAATTAACCCGAGGTGACTGACTATGACTGAATATAAGCAACCACAGGGCGTGGACAGCAGCGCCCCGATATGCGGACCCACAAGCGTTGCGGTGCTCGCTGGCATTAGCTTGCACCAATCTATGAACAATATCCGCAAGCTTTGCGGGTATGGCCCCAAGTGGAAGGGTGGGACGAGGAACCCGCGCTTCGGCAGCATGCGAGACCCGGAGGGAGGCGACCTGTTCAAGGCGCTCGACCATGCCGGTCTCAACCCTCGCATCGACGCCGACCTCAACGAGCGGGTCAAGCGCTGCACTCTCAGGAATGCAGTGCGCGACCTGCCCAAAAACGGCGCTTACATGCTCATCACAGGGGGCCACGCTCAGGCATACGTCGATGGGCTGGTCTTCGATCAAAGCACTAAGCCAGAGGGCGATACCCCAGCGGAATACTGGGGCCGCCGAAAGAAGGTCTTCCTTGTGGTCACGGTAGACCGCAAGGCTCGCAAGGCCGCGCCCAAGAGGAGCGGCAAGGTTCAACTCGTAATCAAAAATGGGAAGGTGACACTAGCATGAAGTTTACATCGAAAGCCGAAGAGCGCCGGTTTAATGCGCTCAAGCACCGCTCGCCCATAGCTTCAGCGCTACAAGGCGGGCAGTTCCAGCAAAAGAAAGTTGCGCCTCGCAAGGGGCGTGGCTCCTTCCGCCGCCACCCCAAGCACAAGGGGGGAATCTAATGGATATCAACATTCACGTCGCGAGGCACAAACTATCTGACGGCAGCAATGTTTACGACGTGGCGCTGGAAGATTTAAACGGACACCCTGAGACGTACCAATCGATTCGCGTACTCGCTTGCTCAGAGGAAGACGCGCACGCTTTCGCAGAAAAAGTGAAAGACCTCATCGATGAGCACACGATTACTCATGTTAACGACATCACTTACAATTACTGATTTCGGGGGAAGGGCGGGCTTCGGCCCGCCCTGAGCCGTGATAGTTGACCAGCAAGCGCATTTGACTGGTGCGTTTGTCCGTCAATTGTTGACGGGTTAATTTTAACCTGAAGAGGTGAGACATGAGCGACACAATCAAAAACGATCACCAACTTGATCAGTACGCCGCCGCAGCGGCTCGCGATATCATGGAAGAGGTTAAGCAATACGGCGGCGAAGCTTTTGAAGGACTCACGGAGATTGATTTAGCGCTTGATCTCGTACATGAGCACGCAGATGCGTGCGAGCATGTGATTTACTACCACAAGGCTCACGCCATTTGCCAAAATTGCAACACCGAGAACGGCGAGGCGTTTATCGAGGAATGCGGCGGTTTTGGCGAGAACGTCACTTATGACAGCATCGCAGCCAAAATCGCATACGCGGAACTTCGCACCCGCATCGAAGAACGACTTTACTACATGGGAGTTGAATAATGCGGTTCTTCGCTTTCATAACCTTGGTGCTTTGCACCGTGTTGGTGTGTTCCCTGCCCTTCATTGTGGCATACGCACCTGAGCAAGCGGCCCAGCAAGGCCACATACTTCTGACCATCGGCTTCTTCGCCCCGTTGATCGGGCTTGGGTCGATGGTCGTTCTCTGCGACGACTAAAGTTTCAAAGGTGGCATCCGAGCGGTGCCACCAAATGAGACTTGAGTTAATTTTAACCTGAGAGGTGACGATGACTAAAAATGGAATGCAGTTTTTTTTAGACGATCTAAGAGACGCACTTGGATTGAGGTGCTTTGTCTACTTCAATCTTCACAAGAAATGCTTCAGCGTTAAGGCGCTCGAAGGCCCCAGCAAGGGCCGGGTGGTCGCTCATGCAGATATAGTATACATGGAAGACTGTATCTTCAAAGTCAGCGAAGCAGGACGCCGCCGCGTTCTACGTGAGCAACGGAAGAACGTACACGCGGGGGTCGTTGGTGTGGTGCGACCGTTTCCAGTAGGTCGTAATTTCGTATTGAATCCACGCTTCTGGGAAATGACCGCCGCGCAGGCAGAGTTTCTGTCAAACCCATCAAACTATGTTGGGGTTAAATATAACCCCTACAAACATCGAAGCTTTGTTAAGGCAGAGAATTCTGCCGTTCCTGTGTACAGCGCAGACATATGCTGGTTGGACGCTTACAAGCGTTCTATCGGCGCAATCAACCCAAGCTATGAGGTGGACTAATGCATATCAAACCTTCGCAACTCGTTGAGGCGCTTTGCCTCACTGTTCCCTACTCTCCCGCAATGATCTGGGGTGCGCCCGGCGTGGGCAAGTCTCAGATCATCCAAGGCGGTATCGACAAGATATTCGACGCCGCCGCCAAGGGACGTTGCGTCCCTGATGGTGTGGGGCCTGTTCTTTTTGAACGCCGCATAAACGACTTCGATATCCTCGACTTCGCGGGTCTCCCCGTAGTCATAGACGGCGTGCAGCGCCGTGCTCTCCCGGACATCTGGCCGGGTGTTGGCTCTGACGAGCCGGTGTATGGTGTGCTGTTCTTGGACGAGTTCCCGCAAGGTGCGCGGGAGAAGCAGACCGCCGTGCAGCGGCTGCTGGATGAGGGGCGCATCGGCGACTATGTGTTGCCGGGGCATCCCAAGGCCGACCCCGACTGCAAGCGGGGATTGGTGGTGGTGGTGCTGGCTGGCAATCGCCAGTCTGACCGCGCCAACAGCCACGGTATGGGGACGCAGACGGGAAGCCGTCTCGTTCATTTCACGCTGGCTCCCGACGTTGGGGACTGGCTGGACTGGGCGGCGGGTGCCGAGGTAGACCCGTTGGTGACAGCGTTCGTCAAGCAGATGCCCGAGTATCTCTACAAGTTGGACCCGACTGTGAAGTCGGACACGCCAACAGGTGCAACGCCCCGGACCCTCGCGAAGTTGTCGGAGGCGGTCAAGCTGGCCCCGTCTCCTGCGCTGGAGACGCCGGTCTACTCCGGTATCGTGGGTGAGGAGTGCGCTCGCGCCTTCCTCGCTCTGTGTCATGCGGCACGAGGCATCAACATCGAAGAGGCCCTGACCTCTCCCGATACCTGCCCCATCCCATCTGAGGTGGGTCATCAGTTCGCGGCGGCATCCCTGCTAATACGCAGGGCAAACGCGGACAACTTCGCGAACATCGTCACGTTCATGGAGCGTGATGGCTGGTCGTCCCCTGAGATTGGCGTGTTCGTCATCGAGGCCATCAAGCGGCGTATCCCGCTGGTCGCTGAGACCGCAACCTACCGGGACTTCTGCCTACGCTGGGCAGACATCCGCTCCTGAGCGGGAGGGCTTCGGCCCTCCCCTCTCCCTTCAAGTTAAAATTAACCTGACAATATTCATGAGGTGAGAAATGACTAAGCTTTCAGAAAAGGCCGTGCTCATCAAGGTGTACGGAAAAACTTGGCGAGGCGTCGTCAAGGACAAAGAGGCCACCGCGACAGCGGCGGCAAACTTCAACACCACTGACAAGTGG